ATCTGGGTTATTTATTTGTATATCACCACTAAATACGGTATTTGTCTTTGGTGTATTATAATCATTAATCGGTGAATAGACCGATTGATCAACATCAATTATGTTTGATAAACTATATACTTCATTAATTCTAATAATGTCACCAGAAACATCTGTAACGGTGTATATACCATTACTAATATAATGTGTTGGTGTTGTTGTGGTTATGTAAATAGTATCGTCAACATTAAAATTATGACCAAGATACATAACAAACCCTTTATTTTTATCGGTATCGGTTACGATATTTGGTTTATATGGTAAAGCAGGTAATCCATTTAAAAATGAATAACTTACATTACTATTAGTAACTTGTTTAACACCCTTATTACCATTATCTGGTATTGTTTGAAGTAGAACCACCGACCAGTTATCATTGTTAAAATCCAATATTGAGGAATCTATATTTATGGGTATTGATACAGTTTTAGTTGGATCGTTTATATCCTGTGTCTTATTATATGCTAATTTATTTATAATTGGTGATATATTACCATAAAACCTAAAATTAACAGCATTTTGTTTTTCTGATACGAATTGAGCATCCTGGCTAATATCATAAAATAGATTAGCCTCAACATTTAATGTTGAAGGTTGTTCTAATATAAATCTCGTTTTTATGTCAGTATTCGTACTGGCAGCGCTTTTATATTGTCCTAATATTTGAGTTAAGTTATTCATATATTATCTATAATAAAAATAATTTTCAATGTCTTTTAAAGCATTTTGATTTTTACCGCAACCAAAATAATAAAAATTATTGTTATACATATTAGCTTTATAATGGGTTGCTGAACCGTAATCAGTATTAAATTCTGTGGAATCGCCTTTCATAAACGAACTATATACTTTATTAGCGACAAGATCATTTAAATCATCAGTAATATTGTAAATCGATATATCAATAAAATCACTTACACCATCAGCATTTACAGTAGAATTTATAAAAGCACCATAGGTATATTGCGTATTAATTGCTTGGGTATATGGTGCTTGAACACCAAATTCATTTGCAGTTGAACCAGTGCTATTTTTTAAATTTAAAGCAAATGCGGTTAATGATATTTGTGTTTCACTATTATCGCCAAAATCCCATGTTTGATTTTTACCAAACATATTAACACCTTTATCATTTATAAATGATTGTGGGATGAATAAATTTTCATATACACTACCATAATTATATCCAGTTAAACCAACACCAATACCCAAAATTTGTTCATATAATGTGATAGTTCTACCATAACTATTACTTGAATCTATTGGTATTAAATTTAAAATTTCAATAGGACCTGTAATATCAAAACTCAGATCTGTAATATCATAATTATTATTTAATGGATAGAATAGTAATCTTGGCATTAATATCGATCCTATTATACTAATATTATCTATATTTGGGGTATCCCTATAATCAATCGGAAAATTCCAAAATATATCGTTACTTATTTTATTCACATTAGTCTGCGGAAAAAATGAAATTAAATCCCCAGATTGATCTCTTACATCACTCTTTTTATGTTTATTATATGATGATTTTATTGTATAATATTGTCTTTTTCTATTAATAATATCATATTGAAATAAAGATGTTTTTATATCTTCCCAACCCCCCAAAAAGGTATCACCAAATAATGAAGCTGGAACTCTAAATCCTGGTAAAATGCGATTCCAAACACCACCCTCTGGTGGTCGTCTACCACTCCAAGCCTCGTTTGTTTCATAAAACTCAAACGTATAATAACCTTTCGTTGCGATACCTATCCTATTGTCCACAGTTGGTATTAGATCACCAAACTCATTGGTTGTATAGAAATCACTATACATTGGTAATGCTATTTTAAAAATACCTGTATCTGGTGAGCATTTATATACGCCAACTCTTTCTCTGCTATACCCATCTGTTGCTAATTTATAAACAGCAACAGCTGGTTCTTGATATGGAATTATGTCACCATGCCAATAACCAACACCATTATCATAAGCATTTATTTCTGGTTGTACAGATGGTATATAATTATAACCTGGATCACCGTGACCAGAACCACCAATGACAAAACCACCACTAAGCGAACTCAATTGACCAAAAAATATGGCTGTAGGTTGATAGTTGTATGCAATTTTAAAATCACATCTTGTAATACCAACATCACAAAAATTATTATCACCCCAAAATGGTGCAACATTTATATTTTTAGTACCGCTAAAAATATTAGGCATTGATGAAATATCGATTACTGGATCAACTTGGTAGTTACCGTTACCATCGTAAATAAATCCTGGTATATCACCATTAATATTCTGATTATTAATAGCTGTTTTAATATCGTTTACGGCTTGTGCCAAACTTGTTTGTTGTGCAAGATCATTTGCCGTAATTTCCAAAGACTTTGTATCGAATAAATCAAAATCCATTGTTACTGTTTGCGTACCGAGAGGAACACCAAAAATCATATAGTCACCCGACATATTGGTAACCGTTGTATATTTATAATATTTTTCAAATACTTCAACCGTAACAGGATATTGTGAAAAATCGGTAATATCTGGAAAATTACCAACAGCCCTATGGCTCGGATTATTACTTCTTAATCTTGGTAGTAAATTATATCTAACACCTAATTCATTAGTATCGGTAACATCTTTATATGGGTATAATGCCGTGATTTCTGGGCGATTAAGATCGTCAGCTGTGATAGGTACAAAGACGCTTACTTTGGCGTTTTCAACACCAAATCCATTATTAATTGTGACCCTACCAACAATAACACCGAAATCCGAACACATACGTCTATATGCATCAGAACTTGTTATCTTTAGACTCAATACATCTAAACTTTCAAACTCTTGATCTAACTTTACACGTAAAACCTCATTAGTGTTATTTTTTAAATCTACAGGGATTCTTATACTATCCATATTATATTAATGTTTTTATTGTTGTTGCTGGAACTGGAACTACAACCACATCAACCGTTGGGTTTCTTAATTGTAGTATTTGATTAGCATCACAATTTATTATACCTGATGAAATATCTATTTCATTTGTATTAGTATTCAATATTGTTTGATTGATTGTATTTTGAGAATAACCAACGCCTGTCTTATTAAAAACTTTTAAATAAGTTACATTTAAAACACCAGGAACCGAACTAATTAATTTAATCAAATTAAAAATGTAATAGCTTTGCCCCATATGTCTGTTGGCTGTTGTAAATTCATCTGATATTACTTTAATGATTTGTGTCGTTGCCGATAAAATGCTTTTTTGGTCAATTAAAGCTGAAATTTCAAAACCCAAATCTATAACCTCACCTGGTTTTACAACAACGTAGTCATTTATCATTCGATATTCAGATAAATACGTTGCAATATTTTCCATAATAACACTTGTAACCTGATTTTGATATGTGTTACTATTATCAATTGTTAATGTGTTAATTTCAATTTTATTTTGATTCTGTGTAACACCAACCCTGGCTGGTGTACCAAATTGTGATGGCATACCAAGCAATATTGCTTTATAATCATTTAATGTTACCGCACGATTCTGTGCAGCAAAATTATATGAAATATAATTTCTCAGTTCTTCTATTGATGGGGCATCTGCACCACCAACAGCTGGTGTAATATTGGTTACCGTTAATGAACTCCGTACTAAAGAATTCAACGCTGAATCAGGGCCGTTTAAAGCTATGTTAATATACCCAAAAGATGAAATAACATTTGCTCCAATATTCGTCTGTGTACCACCGCCAATTCTATATTTAACATACATTGTTGTATTCATATATGGTGCAAATCCAAGACTATTATTATTCAAATAGTCATTTAAATTAATAGCACCTGTTGTTAAGAAATTGTTTAGCACATCAAATGATTGATCGACCTTAGAACCAAAAGTTAATGTACAAAAACCATTTGGTGAGAAATCCCTAACAAATTTTTGATCGACATTTTGCCACATACCTTTGTATATACCCGTACTATCTGGTGGAACAGTTGGATCAAAAACAAAAATACTTTGTTCTGCTAATGAACTAACCTCATACCATTTATTTGTTGTGGAAGCGAACTCACTATCACTCGGATATGCTGTATAGTTAGTACCTGTTTTATGTATTACTGATTCTATACTAATAACATTATTTTCTGGTAATGTTATTTTATAAAACGCTGTTGGCGGTGTGTTATCAAATGTTTGTGAATAAATTCTTGTTGTACCCGCTACAACCAAACCCGTTTTTGTTATGATATATGCGGTTAGTTTACCATTATTGAATACAGGTAATTTTGTTCTATCCAGCGAACCAGATGAATTAAAATTACTACTAAAATCAACATCATATAATAATTCAAATGTTTGACCATTACCAATTACTTGAGTACCTGAACGTAAAATTGGTAAATATCTCTTATCCTCAGCATCAGAAAATACAGGAACCTGTACACTAAATTGACACACAGCTATACTCGCTGACTTTGTTGGTAACTTTAAACCATAAGTTTTTGCTATATTGTATAAAGATTTAGTTTCCTGGGCGAAATCAAGCACAGTTTCTTGTAATGACCTATCTATATTAAAATGAAGGTTATCCGCTAACGCTGCGCCCAAATCTAAAATAACGGACATAATTGATCCATCATTAAAATTTTGAATTACATCTGGATAATATTGTTTGATATAATCGATTTGCTCTTGTCTTAACGTAGCGAAATCTCTCGATGAGTATTGTATTGTATTTGTAGCCATATTAGAATGTTATTGTGATAGAATCCGAACTTTGAAATGTTTTGGATGTTATTGTATAGTCAATTTTTACAGTAATGGTACGTTGTTGTTTATGATCATTAGCATACGCTGGATCATTTGTATATTGCGTAACATTTATATTATTTATTTTTAAATTCGGTAAATAAGATTCACAAGAAGTTGTTATTTCACTTTTTATTGCTGTAATAACGCTATCTGTCAACGGTTCAAATAAATATTGATACAAATTTGTACCAAAACTCGGTAAAAAGTATCTCGATCCTTTTCTGGTTAACAATAAATGAATTAAATTAGATTTAATCTCCTTCTCAGGAATTGTTGTTAAATCTAAAAAATCACCATTTGTAGAATCCTGAAAAGGGAAATTAATACCATATGTTTTCTGTCTAAAAGCCATGATTTATATTTCTTATAAATAGTAAACAATTTAAAAAATTAGTAAATAAAAAAAGCCATCCAGTTTCCCGAATGGCTCTTAACATATTATTATTATTTTTAATTATTTTATTTCACAGTTTCCATTTGAACAGGCTAATTCACCACTTAAATCTGTATTATCATCTGCTTCGATGATCTTTGATAGATCAATAGTTGTAAGATGTGTCAACATTTCGTGATATTTTTCTTCGGTAATATCTTCAAAAGGAGCTTGAATATAAGATCCACCATCGTATGGTAGTACTGATAATCCATTGTAATACTCCTTATTATCCCACATCCATTCACCTACTGTATCCCAATCTTCGTTTTTAATTGATATTGTTGCAGATACATTATGTGTATTTTCACCTTTTCTATGACCAGGCTTAATCCAATCTTTAGATACCAACTTAACCCTTTCCAAAAGTTCAATAGCTGATTCTGTTCTTAATATTGAATTGGCTGGTGCCATCTGTGGAACGCTAATTACTGCTGTATCA